TAACTCATGTGTTTTATTTGGTTATAATTATCAAGGGTCAGTTTTTAAAAAACTTACCGAAACACAACACATTCTTGTATCTGGTGCAACTGGTAGCGGTAAATCAGTAGCTTTAAAGTGCATTATTGATTCACTTTTATTAAATAGAAAAGCAAAACAATTCTTTTTATTCGATTTAAAGGGTGGTATTGAACTTAAAGAATATCAAAACATCTACGGTGTTTATAATAATCACATCTTTAAAGAGCCTAGAGAATCGGCACACATGCTTAATAGAATTCATAAAACAATGAGATTAAGATTCAAAGATATGGAAAGGCGAGGCATTAACAAATGGGATGGGACAGAATATTATATCATCATCGATGAACTAGCGGATTTAGTGATGAGTAAATATCACGATCAAGTTATCAATGTCTTAATAAAGCTATCTCAACTTGCTAGGGCTTGTGGAATCTATTTAATAGTCGCAACGCAAAAACCTTTAATATCTGTTTTACCTAGTTTGTTCTTGGCTAACCTTAATACGAGATTAGTTTTAAAGGTTTCATCAGTTAGAGATAGTGTGCTTGTCTTGGATCACAAGGGAGCGGAAACATTAAAAGGGAATGGCGATGCAATTTTAAAATGTGGTGCGGAAGAAATGCGTTTACAAGTGCCATTCATCAGTAAGGAAGAAAATAAAAAACTTGTAGAATGTTTTATAAAATGATAAAATATAAGAGCATTAAGGCAATCCCCTTTTTGCTGTTGGTTTGGAGCGATGTAAAAATCGCTCTTTTTTTTGCGTTTGTTCTAGGGTTGATTAATTAATCATCTTTTCTTTAAAACGCTCGCTTATCAAAGATTTAAGGGCGATAAAAAGAAAATAGAGCGGTTATACCGCTCTACCAAAGAGAGAATAAGGAAAATTATATGGATCAAGAGGTAAGTTCATCAATAAGCTCATACTCTTTTTGCAGTTCATCAACGCTTTTATTACCTGTTAATGGCTTAACACCTATGTTTATGTCAGTTTTGTCTGCATAGCCAAAGTTGTTTTTCATTAAGAACATTCTTGAAATTGGGTTGCCCCTATTGTCAACTAGGGCGGATTCGTTGTATTCTTCTAAACTCGTTAAAGCTAAAGACATTACTCTTACACATTCTTTAGAGCCTTTAACTCCGTTAGCATACTCTAATAAATCTTTTCTAGTTATTCCAAATGCTAGGGCTAAACCTGTTACGGTCAATTCAAAACCCTTTTCAAAACAATAGTTGTAATATTCCACTAAACGATTTTTAACTTGTTGCTCGTTTTCGATGTCGATTTTTTCTCTAGTCAAAAGCCAAGTAGAATGAGTAAGGGCTAACCTATTACGTTCTTTCTTTTCTGGGTCGCCAATAGGTTGCATTTCGCTTTTCATCGCCAAGAATTCGATGTTGTCTAATATCTCTTTTTTAGCGATTTCTTTTAAGGTTTCATCAAACTCTTGTTTTTGTTTTGCTTTGGTTTTATTCTTTTCAACAAGTTTCTTTTTTAATAGGGTTTTTTTAGTATCTTCTGGTAAATATTCATTCGCCATAAGGTTTAGCTCCAAAATGCTTTAAAGCTTCTTCTTCGCTTTCAAAGATGTTGCCTTTACCATCTCGCAAAAAAGTTATTTCAGTTATATTTAGCATTTCAAGTAAACAATCAACACAATATATTTCGCCCTCATATATATAGAGGTCATCGGTTTCATTACAGATACAACATTTTTTATCTTCCATAATTGCCTCCTTATTTTATTTTTAACACACTATAAAAAATTATTCACATCTCAATTTAATTTTTTTATTGATTCTACTTCAACCATAGTTGTAAGAGTGCTTACATAATCGCCACAATTACATCTTACTTTCTTTATAATGGTCTTTGCATGTGCGACTATTTCAACGTGGTCTTGTGAAATATAACCTTTGTCTTTTAATTTAGATACTACTTTAACTATTGTGTCTTTTGTTCCATCTGCTAAAATGGTAAATATTTGCATTTTATCATAGGTTTCAACTGGCTTAATTATCTTCCCTATTAGAATCAGTTTGTTGTTCTTCATACTTAAAATAGTGTTTTTTCCCTACTGTTTTAAAATAGTTATATGTTCCTACTTTTGCCCCACATTCGATTAGTTCTGCAATATTCCTATACATATACGAAATTAGAGTGTCATTACCTTTAGTTTGTAAAAAGAATTGTCCTTTTTTAGATTGTTCTACTATTAGGTTTGTGCCTTTAACCTTGACAAGTAGTGATGATTCATCTTTCAGTTCTAAAACCTTGACACACTTTTTAGAAACATATAAGAATTGCGAATTAAGAGTGATGTGGTTTGGATCGATGTTTCTTGGTTTCTTATTTTCCTTAACATTTATCAGTTTAGATAAATCTATATAGCACTCGTTTAAATCGGTGTCTAAAGGGTTTTTATGCAAGTGTAGTTTTATTACCTCTTGCGTTCTTTTAAGCACGCTTATTTCGTTAATTTTAACTATTTTGCCATCTACTTTTTTGATGATATACATTCTTCCTCCAAGTCATTTTTGATTATGTCGCATATTTTATCTATGCACTTAACAACCTCGCTTACAACCAAAATGTTAAAGTTTGTATTTACATATTGGTTAAGCATGTCAATTTGAACTTTTAAAAACTCTGTTTCGTTCCCTACGTTTGAATAAGCCATTATTCTAATACTTCCTTTAAATAAACTCGTAAATAAAGAATAATTTTATCATGTTTTATTTCGTATTGAGGAAAAATACCCATAACATAATATTCTAATAAAAAATTTATTGAATCATCTGTCGCTCTACTAGGTATATAAGTATAAGTTTTTCCTTTCTTATCTGTAAACTCTTTCACAAAGAGTTGTATTAAAGCTGTTTGAGTGTGCGAATTCATTTTCGCCTAGCATGTAAACTCTTTCTTTTGTAATTGTTTCATCATATATAACATAGATTTTTTGATTTAATTTAGGTATCATAACATTTCCTTTAATACTTTCTTTCTAACCTCTATTGTCTTTTCGCCATTTAAGATTTTACATAAATATTCTGGATGAATAGAGATTAAAACGAACTTCCATAAATATTTATTATAGGCATACATCATATTTTGTGGTGCATTGTTAATTGGTTCATTAAAACCACCTTTATTGTAGTGATAATATTCACTTAATTCTTTTGGCTCATCAAATATATGTAAGTTTTTGATGTGAATGGCATAACCATAAAATCCTTTTAAATATTCAGCACATTCTCCCATAGTTAAGCAACTTTCTTTTTCAAACTTTTTAATATTTTCGCAAAAGAATGGTTTTATTTCTTCTACTTCAAAGTCACATTCACCTACTACTTTGCCGTTTAATTCATCGCTAAGTGTTGTAAGTTTGTTTGTAAGAATATAATGATTATCGTAGTTCTCTATTAAGTGATCGTTATTGTTTTTAGGTCTAGTGCAGTATAAGAGTAATTTCATAAATCTAAGTCCTCCAATGTATAGCTTTTTTCTAAATCCATACCCTTATACATAGAATTAACTTTAAAGATTGGTAATTCAATGAATTCAACATCATTTTCTCGAAGAGATTCAACTTTGATTGAAATGTAATCCCAAATTCTACTTGCTAGCCTTATTTTTGCTATTTCCATTACTCTATTTTTAAACGGCTTAATGATAGCTCTTAAGTATTCTTTTTCTTTAGTATCAAGAATTGGTTCTTTATATTCTTCAAAGTCCCAAGTATTTAATAATGATATAGGACCATAAATGCAACAAGAATTAACTAAACCACCATACATACAATCGGATTCGACTGAATTTATGAATCCAGAATAACTAATTGTTAATTCATTCGAATAATTTTTGTATATTTTGAAATATACATCTATATCTTTTCTCTTATATATTTTATTCAGCTCAACTCCGTAAAAGTCTAAAATTTCTTGAACTGTTTTCATTCTTCCTCCTTAATAAACTTTGTTTCATCAAATATAGCGTTCATTAGTCTTTCATTAGGACTTAATTCTTCTTGAATAAGCTTAAAGTTCTTATTCTTACTCATTTGGCAATCTTGATAGCCTTTTCTATAAAAATCTAGATTTACTTCCCATAAGAATAATTCGTGCTTTAACTCTTTCAACATCCTTTCTTCATTATCTAAAATGATTTTAGGTGTATTTGCTTCTTTTAACTTTTCAATGCGTTCAATTCTTGATTTAACTTTCTCTTTATAATAATTTCTTGTTTCTATTGCTTGTTTAATTGTGAACTTTTTCATTCTATCCACCATTCCTTTCCATAATCTTTTAAATACCATATTTCAGTTTTTACATAATCATCATCAACTACATATTTAGTGTGAATCTCATATTTTACTATATCAATACAAGATATTTCATCACGGCTAAATGTATAATCTTTTGTTTTAATGCCTTTTTTCTTGGCTGTTAACATTATTTCCATAGGACTTAATTCGTTATGGTTGTCTAATTTTAGCCAAGTTATAAGTTCCTGTTTTGTTGAATTTTGTTTAAAACTTTCTAGTTTTGGACTTGGACTTGAAAATTGATATTGTCCGTTCTTTAAAATGCTTGTTTCTTCATCTACGCACCAACTAGCGAATTGCTCGTTAGTTAGTGCGTTTAAATAATCACGATTAGTCATAATAGTCACCTACATTTTTCTTAATTGGTTGTGCTTTCCCAAATGGTTTAGTTTCATCCCAAGTGTAGCCATATTCACGTCTGATATACTGCTCAATCTCTCTTAACGACTTTCTACCTAGATTTCTTATCCTCAATAGTTTTTCGTATGATGTGTTTAATAAATCGTTAACAGTTTCAATACCAGCTCTTACTAAACAATTATGAGTTCTTACAGAAAATTCTAAATTCTCTATTTCAGCGTCAACACCAAGATATTCATTTACTTGTAGTTCGATTTCTTTCTTGTCTTTTCTTCTTTCAAGATTAGCATTTTTTAAAATCTCTAACGCAACATCGATCGTCATATTCTCTTTAATTTCTTCAAGCATTTTATCTCTTTCTTCTTTAGAGATTAGTTCTAATTTATCTTTTGCTTGAATCAAGAGAGATTTCTTGCATTTGATTTTCATCATACCTTTTTTGATAATCTGTCTTACTCTTTCTTTTCCAACACCTAAATACTGACTTACCTTTTCTAAAGTAAAGTATTCTTTGTAGTAGAGATTTATACAAGTTAGTTCTCTATCAGTTAAGCGTGTTTTTTCTAGTAGATTCTTATAGTTTTCTTCAAAATCAGGTAATATTTCATCGTAGTAGTTAAAGTAGTTTTTTGGTGTAATATCTAACGCTTGAAGTAAAGTTTCAGGATATTCAAGCTTTTCAATCTTATTAAACTCATCTAATCTGTTGTTTAATTTGATTTGTTGTATTTGTGCTTCGATTGTATCTCTGAATTGTCTTGCTTCTTCTAGGGTTTCGAAATATCTATCAACGTGTAAACTGTTCTTATAGTTATGAAAACCAACTCTATATTTTTTGTGTGCTACTACATTGTCTTTAAAAAATTCTACTAAAGAGATATGTTCTTCTATTCTTGTTGATTTTCTCTTTGTGTAATATAAAGGTAATTTCATAAATCAAGCTCCTCCAAAGTATAAATTTTTGCTGTTTCCATATTTTTATACATTGTATTTTTATTAAAATCAGGAAAGAGCATAGAATGACCATCTATAATTTTTATTGAAATACGCTCACGCTTATTTTCATAACTGGAATCGAATTTTATAATATATTCTATTCTTTCCTTAAAAGGTTTGATTACTGCACTTAAATAAGCTCTTTCTTTATTATCAAGAATTGGTTTTTCACATTCTTTATAACTCCATCTCTGTAGTATTAATAAATTATATTCAAAACCCTTTCCCTTTTCTACTATTTTTATATTATCAGAACAACGAACTGCAAGCTCACCTGAATCGGTTCTTGTGATTTTAAAATACCCTTTACCGTTTTTTAATTTAAATTGATAAATCTTATTTAATTCTACTCCGAAAAAATCTAAAACTTCTTGATCTGTTTTCATTATAATTCTAACTCCCCTTTATATATATTTTCTTCATCTTCTTCATCTTCATCCAAAGGTAAATCTTCTTTTTCAATACAACATAGCATCAACGCTTCACAAGCACATTCTTGTGAACAAAAACGATTACTTTTATTATCATCAAAATACTTTCTTTGTAGATAATTATCTAGAAAAATATAAGCTTCATCTTCAATTTCTTTACCACAGTTGGCACAATAAAGGTCAATTTTCATTTGTAAAACTCCTTAATACAATAATCTACAATTTCTTTAATTGAATCTATATTCCACGCTATGAATTCGCAAACTTCTTCAACATTAAAATTCTCTTGATATACTCTACCCTGCATATCTAATGTTGCGTGGACTATTTCGTGAATTAGCACTGCTCTTGTTACTTCTTTAGACAAATCATTACGAATGAGTATTTTTAATTCGTTACTTTGCGTCTGCCCGTCTGCACCATCAAGTTTTACATTTGGATCAAACTCTACTTTCCAATAATAATTGCCTATTTTTACTTTCATCTCAATACCTCAACTGAAAATCTTTATCTTCTTTTGCTTTGTTTATCTTTTCTTTGTATTTAGTAAGTTCTTTTATTCGCTTATCTATTTCTGCGTTTAATTCATCTACCATTGTATCTATATGACTACTTGCATCTTCGTAATGTTCGCCACATTCGTAAATGTCGATGTCTTGTAAGTTGTCAACGAATTCCCATAAGTTATCCATCGCATCATACATATAGCTTTCAAAATGTTCTTTATATTCAGTTATGTCTTTTATTTCTGGTTTGTAAATCATAACAACCTCTTTTATTATTTTAATTTTTTCCAATTTGTTATAACTACTTTTGAGTTATTGCAACACTTTTTAGAGATATAATCTGCTATACATTTTATATCTTCATAACTTTCTATCTTTTTATTAAAAATGATAGAACAACAACCTATTCCTTTGTTAAAATTATAAACAATATAATATTTTATTTCTGTTTTATGTGTCATAACAGCCTCTTAATATATCATTTTCTAATTCATTTGCACGTTTTAGATATTCTTCATTTTCTGTCGATTCATAAAGCATAAGCAATCTATAAATCATTGAGTTAATATTGTTTTTATCAAACGTTTCTATCATACCCACCACCTATTCCCATAATCTTTTAAAAACCAAGTTTCAGTTTTAATATAGTCATCATCAACTACATATCTAGTTGTGATTTCATAGTTCTTAATGTCGATAGATACTATTTCTTCTTTTGGAAAGTTGTAATCTTTTGTTTTAATGCCTTTGTTTTTTGCTTCTATCATAATTAACAACGGATTTATTTTGGTGTCTTTACATTGTAAATTAAGCCAAGTTATAAGTTCTTTTTTTGTTGCGTTTAATCTAAAACTTTCTAGTTTTGGACTTGGACTTGAAAATTGATATTGTCCGTTCTTTAATATGCTTGTTTCTTCATCCAAGCACCAACTAGCGAATTGCTCGTTAGTTAGTGCGTTTAAGTAATCACGATAAGTCATCGTTTTCCCCTTTTGTAAACTTTGTTTCATCAAAGATAGCATTGTATAATCTTTCTTTCGGCATTAAATCTTTATTTAATAGATTATAGTCGCTTTCTTTGTCTGCTTTGGCATCCTTATAACCTCTCATATAAAAGTCAAGTGCTAATTCCCAAACAATATATTCTTTTTTAAACTCTTTCAACATCCTTTCTTCATTATCTAAAATGATTTTAGGTGCGTTCGTTTCTTTTAGTTTGTTAATTGTTTTAGTTCGCCATTCAGTTCTGCCTTTATAATAATCTCTTATTTCTATTGCTTGTTTAATAGTAAGTTTTTTCATCTTTTGCCTCCCATTTTTTTAAACTGAAAATATTATTATATCTTTTCATACTTTTCCCACAATTCCTCTGGTGTATTTGCTCTCAACCCTATTGTTTCTACACCATTATAAAAATAAATATCTAAATGCCATAAATAGCTTGTTCCTTTTGGATGATGCCATTGATGATAAAATGATGTGTAAGTTTCTTCGGTATCGATAAAATCACTAAAACATGATTCGTTCGAACTGAAATCGTATTTTTTGTTTAACTCTTTTGAATGTTTTTCAAATTCTTGTAAATAATTTATATGCTTGAAAAATTGTTCTTTAGTTAGTTTTTCCATAATGTTCTATTAAATAGTCCTCCCAATTTTCGATTTTGTTTAATGACATATCTTTGTAGATTTCGAAATAATCTACATTTAAGTTATGTTGTTTGATAAATTCTTTAACATTATTCACGTTTAATTCGTGCTTACTTTTCTTACAAGTGTTTAAAATGTATTCTTGCCAATTTTCGATTTTGTTTTCATTGATATAGTCAGTTAGAGAAAAGTAATTTGCAGTAATTCGATTAGATTCTAAAAATTCTTTTATTGTAGGAACAGTTACTAAAAGTTCAGTTTCAGTTAAAGTTTCTTTTTTATTTTCTTTTAAATTAATATTATCTATATCTTTATCTATATCTTTATATCTATTATCTATATCTACGTTATTTTTTGTAACGCTTTTTGTAACGCTAGATATAACGTTTTGTTTTTGATTTTCTCTAAACTTTCTTTGCCTATTTGCGTTAGGGTTATCAACATAACTTCCAACAAGTTCATCGAAATCAGTTATTTGTAAAAGTCCATTGTCTGCTTGGTAGATTAAACCAAGTTTTTTATAAAGCTCTAATGCTACAATGATGGTGTCTTTCGTAAACCATTTGGTATCACGTTGAATCTTATCAGTATCGTAAGGTATAAGAACTTCGCCTATTTCTTTGCCTAATACTCCATTTGTGTTAGCACACATCAAGCATAAGCATTGATATAATACGATATAATTTGCACCATCTTTTTGACTCATAAGAAAATCGACTTTATCACTTGTTAATAAACTTTGTTTTAACTTGATCCAGTAATATTTCTTTTTCATATACTCTCTTAAAAAGGTAAATCATCATCTTTTCCAAAATCTAAATCGTTATAGCTTGCTTCTTCTTCATCACGTTTGAATGTTCCTTTTACGCTTTCAACTAAAACTACGTTGATGTAATAGTTCACGTTCATAAGTTCGCTTACTTTCTTGTCTTTAACAGATGTTGTTTTTCCCTCAACAATGATTTCTTCGCCTGTTCTTGAATAATCTTCTAATAACTCGGCTTCCTTACCATAAGCTCTTATTTCAATGTATGCTTGTTGGTCTTTTGCGACATCAACTTTTATCTTTCCAAAAAAGTATTTTTGTCCGCTTTTAGATGTTCCTGTTGTATTATAGTTTCCTAAATTACCTACTAATGTTGTTTTGTTCTTTTGCATGTTCTCTTTGCTCCTTTAATTTTAAATATTCTTTGTATTCTTTACATTGATGTCTGCAATATTCACATTTTGTTTGGTTTACACCTTGACAAGTTGATAACATATTGTAGAGTTTTTGTTCTTTTTGATAATTATTCATTCTTTTACCTGTTCTACTGATTCTTTTATTTTTTTAACGATTTCATCATCGTTCATTCCGTATAATTTACCGAATATTCCCATTAAAACTTGCACTACGATAGAGTTTCCAGCTAACTTGTATTTTTGTGCCTTTGATGTATCAAACTTGCTTATATCGGTGTTTTTTATTCCCATTAATCTAAAACACTCTTTTTCAGTTAACTTTCTTATTCGTAAGTCAGTTTTATAATATGGATTGCAAGTAGTAGTAGTAATAATAGCGACATCCCCATCATAAACTCTATTTTGTAGATACCATTGAGTATCATTGTTTGATTTCTTTTCGCCTACACCACCAATTACTTCTGGCTCTTTTACTACTACACCTTTATTGTCTTGTGTGTTTAAGGTTTGTATTA